CTGCAAGTGTATCAATGTAGCCAATACCGTCAATGTATAAGTCTTTAAACTCTGAACCAATAGCGCCTAAATCAATGTCGTTATCTGTAATAGGAATAAGAACGCCATCACGAACACTAATTTGCTCTACAGGTACACCAGCTATCTCAACAAAGAAATCAATAGTATTAGTAGTTGTATCAGCTACAACTTTATTGTTACCATCTGAGTCAGCGATCAGAGGAATATAACCACCTTCACCTGTACCGCCGTCATGTTTGTGACCAGTAGATGCAGCAAAGGCATCTCTAATAGTATTAAACTCAGCGTTAACGGGCGCAGACCGTACAACAGCTGTAGGTACAATATCCGCTACGGATTGGCGTGTGTAACCTGACATATCTTATTTATCTCCTGTCTGCAAGCGCATAGGATACAACGTAGGATTGTATTGTATGACTTGGTTGGTCTTCTGTTGTAACGTAGGTCAGGGATATAGAGCTTCCTGAACCGTTGAGGTTTGTTTTTCTTACTGGGCTAGGGTTGCCATCATAAATATCACTGGTGTCATACGATGCAATGCCCCAGTAGGAAGCTGCGCCTGCAGTTGTAAATCCAAAGTTAAACGGTATTAGCACGTCACTATCTCCATAGTCATACTCAACACCAATATTAACTGTAACTTCACCTTCTGATCTCATGTACGTGTGTACATCGTAGAAGATTTTTCTTACAATAGGATCATCCATGTAAACGTAAGGGGTCTGGTACAAAGAGAAGATAGGCTCTGTGTTAAAGGATGTACCTGTCTCTTGCCTATGCACTTTCCCTGTCGAATCACCGTGAATAACAAATTCTTCTGTGTCTATGTAACCTGTATCACCACATGATACTTCAACACCTACAAGCTGAGAGTACTCAAAGCCTAGACCTTGTTGCCCTGCTCTGCGAAGAGAACCAATAAGACCCAAAGACTCAGCATTAGAGAAAAACAATCTAAACTGAGACTTCCTATTTACTACCATCATAGTAATACTGTCTAGGTCTTCGTTACGAGAGTAAGCTTCAAAGATAGACTGTACAGGCTTAGACAGAGTACCAAGTTCAATATCACCGATACGTTCTGTAGCAGTAACAGGTCTAATGCCATCTGGTCCTAAGAAGAGAATGTCCCCGTTAAACTCTACTACTGCATCAGAGGATACACAGCCAAGGTTTTTAGTTACGTCAGAGAGTACAAAGTCAGCAATATTATTACCGTTCAGTCTTTTGATGTTGTTGACACCAAATATGTAAAGCTGGTCACGGAAAGACTTAATAGTAACAATCTCAAACCCTACATTGATTACACCTGCACCACCCGCTGGAGTAAAGTCTGTCTCATCTAGTGGAGCAGAGAAGTACAGCATGTTAGGTTCACTAGGATCACCAGCAAGAAATAGATGATTAGAAAATGTCTCACAGAACTTAGGGGCGCTGGGAGCTTCTGTACTATTTAGTTGAGTGTATGTTGTACCATCCCAAGATGCTGCAGGGTTAACTCCATCAGTCAAGAGAAGCTTAGGTGTACCCCAGTTAAACTTTTCGAAGCGTACTTTATTAACACCTACCATAGTAGGAGAGCCAGCTGTACTTGGAGTTACCCATGCGTCTGTGCCGTTATCCCAGTAGTGAAAATAGTTGTTACCGCTAGTAGGCTTACGGCAAGCAAAGATACCATCGTTTAAATCACTGAAGACTGATACGCCAAGGACAGGAGTACCACTTTCACCTGGAACTGTGCCGTAAGCGTTAGTGTACCCGCTGATACGTCTGTAACCACCCTCAATAGCTGGCTCGTAGTTTATCATACGGATAGCTGATCCTGGCATTTGTGACGCCTGTGTAAGGTAGTCTTGGTTATTGACCAACCCACCTGCACAAGGAGCCAAAAAGGATCGTATATTATCAGCCATTAGTTACTACCGTTTAGGGAGGTGGCCTGCCCACGGTTCAGTACAGTTGATCGTACTTGGAGGGGATCGTCCATAAGAACACGGCGCATAGACTTAATGCCGTCATCAAAGTTATTCTGGTGCATTGAGGCACTCTGCTCGTTGCTACGGAAACGCATCATAAACATCATAGCACCGTCAATTAGTACATGTTTAAATCTGTCTGGTATAACGCAAACATCGTTGTACACACTCATGTCGTCTGGGTAAGACCAATAAACATACTCAATCTCATATGCTGCGTCAGGCACTGGTGTGACACCGAACTTAGAGTCGTAAGTCTGATAAACAGTATTGGGTGCTGAGTTACCATTAACCAAATCACCTGTATCATCTGCTGTACGGTAGTTGTTTATGTAGTCCTCGTATGAGATAGCTCGTAGTCTTTGGGGTCCATTGTTTTTAGAGTCTAACCGCTTAATATAAAAAGTATCCCAGTCTACACTAGAGTAGTTAGCAGGGAAGTCGTACTGACGTGTAGCAGGGGTCAAAGTCTGTGTGTAGGTAGTCTTAAGAAAAGGCCACTCTTGTCCTGTCTGCAAGATAAGTCTAACACTACTGTTGACTGCATCTTTTGCTAGAGCCTGAACGTTACGTACAGTATCGAAACCATCACCTGCTGTATCAAGTGTGACCTCATTCATCCGTCTTAGTAGTTCGTTAACTAGCGATACGTAAGTAGCCATAGGTTATCTTCCATGATTCTATTTTCTAGACTCTTTAAAGAACTTACTTGATTAAGTGCTTAAAGGAACCTATCTTGTAGGAAGGGGCCACCGTAGCAGCCCCTACCTTTAGATCTTAGGCCAAGTTATACTTAGCTGTTACAAGAGCTTCTGGGCGAAGGATCTTGCGACCGTAAAGATGCATACCACGGACGATGTCAGCGAATGAATCTGGATCACGGTAAGTTTCAGTCTTGTTGATTTGCTCAGCAGTTGCTACAGCAGAATCATGACCAGCTACGATAGCACCGTAGTTAGTGGACTGGGCAGCTGTACCTGTTGTCGATGCGCCTGTGCCAATAGATGGCAAGTTGTTGGACACATAAACACGGAAGCCGTTCCAGTTGTTCAAGACGAGACCGTTACGCAAACCGTTAGAGTCACCGAAGTCTGCATTCAGAAGACGTGAATCTTCGTCCATCAGGATCTCCATCATGACTGGGTCAATAACAACCCAACGACCAGCCTTGTCAACGCTCTTCTGGTCAAGCAAACGACCCATACGTGCAATCAACATAGTCGGTGAGACATATGCTGTTGGCAGGGCTGTTGCACCTGGAAGACGAGCAGCAACTGGGATCGAGTCACCAGCCACACCAGCAGTTGTGATGTTGCCGAAGTCAGGGCGTGACAGTTTGTTGCCAGCCAAGAGTTCGTCAGAACCAGCTGTTGTGTCAGCCTTGGTACCGTTAACAGTGTCATTGACAGTGTCAGCGTTAGTGTGCAAAGCAGACTGCTTGAAGCCAGACAAGTAACCCAATACTTCTTGGTCATGCTGGTCAGCCAAGCGGAAAGCCGCACGGTTGGTAGCAAGGTCCATGAAGTTTACATGGGAGTGGGCTTCCTCGATGTCGTCCATTTTGAAGGCAAAATAGTTAGCTTTATCAACGACTAACGAGAAGTCAGCATCTGTAAGGTCTTGTGCAGCAATGGTTGTACCACGTGCATAAGCAGATACGCTTACCTCTGGCTCTTTGATAATCTTAACAGTGTCACCTTGGTTTGCAATCTCACCAAAATAATCAGAGTTAGTGATGTCACCAACAACTGTAGATTTGCGGAAAGCAAGTTGGACTTTTTTCGAGTAGATTACGGAACTGAAGTTTCCGTTTGGAAGGTTGGTATAACCTCCCGCTGATGCGAATGCCATTTTAATTCTCCTAGAATGTTTGGCTTGATAAGTAAGAATCTGTTAGCCCACACAAGGTGCTTAATATATGTGAGTCGAGTTATGTGTGGAGATTCCAGTTAATAAAACCTAAGTCATCTATACTAAGAGGCTGTACATTTTCTAGGGTGCGTTAGGGAGACAGTTGGCCTACCATCAGTCTAACGGGCCTATACTTACACAGGTGTTCTTGGCGATATGTTTAAGTTTAAGGTTTGGGAAGATTTGTACAAGCAAAGAGGTAGTCCAAATGGAGGCTCTTTAAACTGTACGTACTTAGTTATATGCAGGTAAAAGTGTTTGTCAACACCTAACGTGCACTACCAGTAAGATCATACACGAATTTCCCTGTTCGCATAGCCTTACTAATTTCTTCTTCACGGGCTTCAAACTCTACAGATGACATCTTATTAACGTCTGACTCTCTAATCACTGAGCCACCTTCTGTGGGATCAACCTGTGTTCGTGAGCCTCTGCCGATAGGTTTAGCAGCTGCTTTTGTTTTAGCTTTCTTGTCTTGGGTTGTGTGACCTGTATCAATCTTGTATAGGTCAATAACTCTAACAACTGAGTCAGGGTCATCCATGTTCTCGTAGAGTGCATCCCGTACCCACTTGGGTTGTTCTTCAGCCCACTGGTGGAATGTATCGGACTCCCGTAGCTTACTGAAGTCTGGGTGAGATTCGCTGATCTTAGCTTCTGCTGTCTTGCGTTCAGCCTCGTACTGTATCTCATCTAGCTGTGACAGTCTGTCCTCAGCCTTCTTGAACATCTCTTGGGCTTTCTTAGCGGCAATGGTCTCAACAATACCTGCTACATCAGGATACTCTCTAGCCCACTTTTCAATGTCTTCGTCTGACTTAGGGGGGACAATAGATTCTTTGCGCATTCTAGATTCGAAGGAACTAAACTTATCTTCCCACTCTTTTTCTTTTTGCTGCATATGGCGGCGTAGATCACCGTAGCGTTTCTTAAATGATTTCTCTTCAGCAGTTAAGTTAGAGTCATCTTCTTGTGCTTCAACTTCAGTGTTGGCTTCTTCTTGTTGGGTACTACCCTCAGCCTGTACTTCGGTTGCCTCAAGTCCCTCGCTATCGGATTCCTCTTCGAAGGTTTCACCTTTAGCCTCCGCTTCTAGTCGAGCGATCTCTTGTTCTTCTTGTTGGAGACGCTTACGTTTACGGTCATAGTTTGAACCTCTGTCAACAAAACCTGCTGACTTAGGGGATTGCATTGTTAGTAGTTCAGACATTGTATCTTCCTTATGTGGGGCCAGCGGGATTGCTGGGTAGCATTATTATTATTATTGTGGTTATACTTAGGGTTAACGAGAACCCAAACCCATACGCCTTGGTTGTACCTGTTCTTGTGGGGTGGTAGGTTCCACTATTTGTTCTTCAGGAGCATCTTGAGAAAGAATGGATGAAAACAAATCCCCCATCTCAGGGCCGAGAAGTTTACCGAGGGGGGCTGCGAAAGGAGTGTCAGGTATTGTTTTAAGAACTGCCTTCTCTTC